ATTTATGTTAATGAAATATAAGATGCAGTTATTTTTCAAGTGAAAGAGTCAAAAAATCAAAAAAAAATTTGATATTGAAGGGGGTATTTCATGTCATCAGAAAATAAGAAAATTAAGGTGAAAGTAACCATAGAGGGCGAGTACCAGGACGCTGTCAATAAGATTATGGACATGATAGCTCGTATTAATTATGGTGAAGTTATCGAAGATGGTATAACACATGTAGATGTTGATATTGAAGTCAAGGATCCTAATCAGGTAGGTGGTTAGATGCAGCTTAGTAGAATAGATTTTAGGAATGAGTATGTCAAGACTAAGATAGAGATAGAGACCTTACAAGAACGTTTAGAGATACTTAAAGGCGATAAGGATAGTTATGATCAGATAAAACATCTTGCTGATGATGAAGTAGCTAAGTTGCTTATGTTTGGCGAAAATAATCGATTTGAGATTGATGAGATAATAAAAGTAATACAGTCAACTATCGCATTGAGAAAAGATGGATTAAAGAGAATGGATGACTTTTTGTTGTCGGTAGCTAAGCATCTAAGGACGTTCACAGACATGAAGGTGCTTGTCATGGCCTTTGGTACTGATATGGATATCTATCAGATCATGGAAGCGACAGGCTATACAGAGCGGTATGTTAAGAAGATTATTAGTAGAATCAATAAAGAATTATAACAATCGAAGGGGTGGGTAACTTTTTGGACATTACAAAAGTTATCCACTTTTTATATAGTATAGGCAAGAGGCAATTGTTAATCCGGTTGCTTCCATAAACCCTTCTGATGCAGTAGATGCATTCCGGCTGTTATCTACTGCAACTGCTTAATATAGCCATTGATTGGCTTTGATATATAAAAATAAAGATAAGGAGTACACAATGAAAACTTCTGACAAGCTTATTAAATTCTATCATTCAGCTAAGTGGTACAAGGTCCGTGACTTTGTTCGCTATGATCGGAGAGGAATCTGTGAGAGATGTGGAGAACCAGGACAGGAAGTCCATCATACTATCAAGTTAACAGATGAGAACGTTGATGATCCAATGATTAGTCTTAACCCTGATAAGCTTGTTTTACTTTGTACGAGGTGCCATAATGCGCAGAGAAACCTGGGAGGTAACATAAGAGCAGACATAGGCTTCGATGCTATGGGGAATGTCATAAGAAAGAAGACCCCCCCGGGTCTAGAGACCAATTTATGGGGAAATCTACAACGAGGTTGAAGAAGTGTTCTATATATCTCCGATTTTTTGAAATACCAAAAGAATAAATCGAAACATACTAAAAGAAGGGCAATTTTATGAAGAAAAAACAAATAATATCAAGACTGGGATATTACACCTTTTTAAAAATGCGAGGTGTAGTTGATGCCTAAAGGTAGCGGAAGGAAACCAATCCCGGCTGCTTTACTGGATCCTAAAAAATCTAAAATTAGCAAAGAAACAATCGAGGTAAGAAAAATGGTAGAAAAAAGCATAAATCCTACTCCAAAAAACACACTAAAAAGACCTAGTTTTTTATCGGGTCCTGCAAAAAAAGAATGGAACAGGATAATGAAGCTTTACGAACAACTCGATCAAAAAATTTTGTCTGAACTCGATCAAACAGCACTAGTGATGTACTGTGAAGCAGTAGCAGCTTACAAGACGTTTCAGAAGAGGTACAAAGAAATTATCGATGACCTTGATTCATATAATTATTCAAATGAAGATATAAAATACAAAATGAAGAAAGAAGACTTAGAATATCGAAATGATAGAATTCAGAAACTTCAATTGAACTCGGATGAAATTCTTGGACGTATGAATCGCCAAATCAAAAATGTTAATAATCTGGCCGAACAACTATGTTTAACTCCGATTGCCAGAGCAAAGATGGGAATTTTATCACTTCAAAACAAGGAAGAAGGAAATCCAGTAGCGGCTATGTTTGATAAATAAGAAAAGCAAAGGTGATGCACGATGAAAATTGAATATGTAAAAACAGAATCGTTAATTCCATATGAAAATAATCCAAGATTTAATGAAAAAGCAGTTGACCAAGTAGCAAAATCGATTAAAGACTTTGGATTTAGAGTGCCAATCACCATTAACAAAGATAATGTAGTAATTACCGGCCACACTAGATTACTCGCAGCTAAAAAACTTGGTATGAGAGAAGTTCCTGTAATCGCGATTGAAGATTTAACAGATGATCAGATTAGAGCGTACAGGCTTGTTGACAACAAAGTCGCTGAAATAGCAACCTGGAACTATCAATTGCTTGAAAAAGAGCTTGAAGAGATAGATTTAAACCTTGACGAGTTCAATTTCGAGATACCAGGAGCCGATAGTAGATTAAAAGATGATGACTACAAGATTAAACTACCAAAAACACCGAAATCAAAACTAGGTGATATATATAAACTCGGAAATCACTATCTTATGTGCGGTGATTCCACTAAAAAAGAAGATATCGAAAAATTGGTATCTGGAACTGTCATCGATGCATTGATTACAGATCCACCATATAATGTCGATTACAAAAAGTCTGAGTTAGGTCCACTTGCAAACGATAATCTTACTGATGAGGGTTATTTTAAACTATTAAGTGATTCATTTACAGCTGCAAGTACTGTGATGAAAAAAGGGGCACCTTTTTATATCTGGCACGCTGATTCTGAGAACATAATCGTTAAAAAAGCTTGTGAAAGTACTGACTGGACTATCAGACAAAGTCTTATTTGGGTAAAAAGCAACTTTGTTATAGGACGTCAAGACTATCAATGGCAACATGAAGCATGTTTTTATGGTTGGAAAAACGGAGCGAGACATTATTTTATTAACGATAGAACGTTTTCTACAGTTAATTACGATGAAGTTAAAGCTCTCAGTGGTACTCAAGCAAAGAAAATATTACTTGAATATCTGGAAAAGAAGCCAGGCACTGTATTAAACGAAGATAAACCACTTAAAAATGACAATCATCCTACCATGAAACCAATAAAACTCATGGGTAGACAGATAAATAACTCCACAAAACAAGGTGAATCAATATTAGATATATATGCAGGAAGCGGATCCACCATGATTGCAGCCGAACAACTCAATCGAAAATGTTATCTGATGGAGATAGATCCTCAATATGTAGATGCAATTATAGATAGGTACGAGCAGTTCACCGGTAAAAAAGCCGAGAAAATGGTTCCATATGAGTAATAAGGGAAGAAAACCACTTCCTGCAGCAATGATTGATACTAGACAGTCAAAACAAAAAAAAGATGATATTCAAAAAAGAAAGTCCGTTGAAGAACAAGTAAATCCATTACCAAAAGCAAAATTGCCAACACCTTGTTACTTAAGTCCTTTAGCAAAAAAAGAATGGCGAAGGATTATGAAGCTTTACGAGGACATGGACATAAAAATCTTGTCAGATTTAGATAAAACTCCATTAGTCATGTATTGCGAAGCTGTAGCAATTTATCAAAAATGCCAAGAAAAATGGAAACAATTTGATTCCGTCATGGTTGGAAATAACGAGGCTCAAAGACGTATTGATAATTGCTTTAACCTTATGAACAAACAAATAAAAATAATAAATGATCTGGCCGAACAACTATGTTTAACTCCGATTGCCAGAGCAAAGATGGGAATGATAGCTTTGAATGGCAAAGAAAAAAAACAAAATCCAATATCTGAGATATTTGATATATGACGCCAAAAGATTATGTCAGTGAATACATTGACAAAATCAGATCAGGAGAAATTATTGTTTGTAAGAAGGTCAGGCAATTATATTTAAACATTATTGAGCCGGTTGTACTCGATGAACACGAAAAATACTACTATGATTATGAAGTGGGGCATAAATTCATAGAATTTGCCGAAAGATTCACAATTCAAACAAAAGGCGAATGGTATGGTAAAAAAACTGAACTAATGCTTTTTCAAAAAGCAAAGTATCAATCAATATTCGGCATATTTGAACGAGAAACAAATAGATTGCGATTCGATGAGATTTTTGACGTGAGAGGACGCAAGAACGGTAAGTCATCTGAAAATGCAATACTCGGCATATTTCTTGCGCTTCGAGATAAAGGTGCAGAAATATACGTGGCAGCTACAACTTATTCCCAGGCCAAGAGAGTATGGGATCAAGCTGTAGCAATAATAGATAGACAACCATTATTAAGAGAATTACTAGGACACAGAGTCTTTCCAGAAGCAAATATCTATCGAAAAGATGATGGAGAATCATATTTCAAAGTATTATCAAATAAAATTGACAATCAGGATGGTCTAAATGCTTCATGCGGAATCGTTGATGAAGCCCATGAGCTTGCTCGTGAACGCTATGATATTTTAAAACAAGCCATGACGTCTAGAGAAGACTCATTTCTATCAATTATTACAACTGCAGGTTATGTTAGAGAGAAATTATATGATGATCTCTATGAATATAACGAAAAAGTCCTTGATGGATTAATTGAAGATGAAAAGGTCTTTCCGTTGATTTATGAACTTGATGATCCAAAAGAAATTAATGATCCTAAGATGTGGATAAAAGCGAACCCTGGACTCGGAATTATAAAGAAAGAAGACAAGCTTGAGTACCTTGTTACAAGAATGAAATCAGATTTAAATCTAGCAAATTCAGTTAAAACAAAAGATTTCAATCTTAGAGGAATTCACAATACTGCATGGCTTTCATTTGAAGATATCGATGTTGTTGAATATGTTCATGTAGAAGGAATAGAAAAACCCATTAGAAAAAATATCATATATACGGATGATGAATTACTTAAATTTGATAATACCTATGTTATAGGTGGGTTTGATTTATCAAGAACTAAAGACATTACAGCTTTTACAACGCTTTTATTTGATCAAGATAAGTATAGAATAATTGCCATAACAATGTATTGGATGACAAATAACTTCTACCAAGAGCAAGTTGAAAAGAAATCAAGAATTCCCTGGAAACAATGGGTTGATCGTGGACTTATTCGATTAAGCGGTACAACACTAATCGATTATCACGATATAGCAGATTATGTATATAACGAAGGCTATAAAAAACACAATTGGATGTATTTGAAAATTAATTATGACTCTTATTCTGCTCAATATCTTATTCAGGAACTTGTTAGTCTTGGTTATAGCGAAGGTGGATGCCTTGAAAGAACAAGACAAGGGTATCAAACATTATCAGTTCCGATGCAACTGATGGAATCGCATTTAAAAGAGAATATATTATGCTATCAAAATAACCCAGTAACAAAATGGATGTTCTCGAATATTGAGTTAATTCAAGATAGAAACGGCAATTTTATGCCAAAAAAATCAGAAGATAAAGAAATGCGAAAAATTGATGGTCCGGCCACAATATTAAACTGTTATGTCAGTTTATCAAAGGATTTGGATACATATATGGGAATGAGGTGACGAAATGGGATTGTTTAACTCGGTTTGGAGTTCAATTATTAAAAAAAAACCAAAGAATGAAATTAACAACATTAACGCTGTAGATATTGTTGCACCAAATTTCTCAGGTAGCTATGATCCAGAAATGAATGCTACATATACATCCATATGCGAAACACATGCAAGATTTATAAGTAAAGCAGAAATTGATGTTAGATTAAAAAGCAAGGAAGCGCCATCAAAAAAAGATTTGAGATTTTTATTACAACTTAGAACAAATCCACATACACCCGCAAGTTCTTTTTTATCCGCTTTAGCATATGACTATTTTATGTCAAACAATGCTTTTGCGTACATTGAAAGAGACTATGATGATTATAAATTAACAAATGGAATTAAAGCGTTATGGGTCATTAAACCAGATGATAACATGATGACACTTTCATCAAATCATAGCAATGGAAAACAATACATTCGTTTCTACTTAGATGGCGATGAAAAAATCATTGATATTAAAGATCTTATTATTTTACGCAGACAAATGGATCCTCGTAACTTCTTTGGAAGAAGAAATCAGTCGGTTGATACAGTACTGAAGGTGCTACAAACAAACTATGAAGGTGTAGAACAAGCAATTAAGACAAGTGCATATATTCGGTTCTTAATTCAATCGGCAACAATGTTGACGCCCACAAAAAAAGTTGAAAAGGCTAAAGAATTTGCAGATCAATTTTTAGGAGCATCAGCAACTGGTATCGCATATGTTGATGGAGCCGAGAAGATTACTCCAATCAACTCTCAAGCTAAGTATGCAAATCCTGAAGAAGTCAAAACTTTTAGAGAAGAGATATATTCTTATTTGAATTCAAACGAAAAAATTCTAAAAGCAGAATATACCGAAGATCAATACCAGGCATACTACGAAACAGCTTTAGAACCATTTTTTATTCAGTTAGAACAAGAAATGACATATAAGTTACTGTCACCAGGAGAAATAGCTGCAGGAAACAAAATAGTTATTGAAAATAATCGATTACAAACAGCATCGTTGTCAACTAGAGTTAAAATTGCTTCATTACTTCTAAAACAACCGATTATTAAACCAAATGACATTAATGAGTTATTATACATGAAGAAAACCGAGCATGGTGATAAAGAATATCAAACTCTTAACTACACGGAGTTAGAGAAAGATGAATTATCACAAGGTGACAAACCGCCGATAGAAAATCCAAATAATGTTGAGGAGGTACAACAAAATGGATAAAGATATTTTTGAAAGAATGATTAGAAGCAATGACTATCATCATCTTTTAGAAGTAAGAGCAAAAGACATTACAGATGAAAATAAGATGATAATTGAAGGAAGAGCTGTAGTATTTGATGATGCTACCGTACTTTTTGAGTATGATGGTGAGGAATACAAAGAAATTATAGCTTCAGGAGCTTTTGATAATACAGATATTTCAAAATGTTTCTTGAAATTTAATCATTCAGATACAGTAATGCCGATGGCAAGGGTGAAAAACAAAACTCTTATCATCGATGTGAGAAATGATGGAGTCTACATCACGGCAGAAATTGCAAATACGCAAGCAGGAAAAGACTTATATGAACTAGTCAAAAGAGGTGACATTGATAGGATGAGCTTCGCATTCGTCACTGGAGAGGAAGAATACGATGCTACTACACATACTTGGACGATCAAATCTGTGAAAACATTATATGATGTCGCAGCTGTTAATGTACCCGCTTATGATAATACAACGCTTTATGCTCGAAGATTTGGCGATGTGGAGGCACGCCAACGTGAGGTGGAGGCCAAGCGAGTAGAGAAACTGCGTAAAATACATGGCTTTTGGCTAAATTTAAAATAAAAAAATATAGGAGGAAATATTATGAACCCAGAAGAAAGAATTAACCAAATCAATTTAAGGTTAGCAGATTTAGAAAAAGAATTAGGTAGTACCGATGAAGAAACCAGAATGGCAGAAATTGGTGCTGAATCAAAAAAACTTATCACTGAACGAGCAGGTTTAATTGCAAATATGCGCCAAAGTATCCTTGATGGATTTAATAACGGGGATGTCAATGATCCTGCAGAGCTTAGAGCGCAAGCTGAAGCTGAAGAAAGATCAAAAAAAATGGTCACAGACCTAGTCAATAAGAGAGCAATCTCAATTGATGCATTAGATATCATTCACAATTTGAAACAATCAAATGTCATGAATGAAACATTCAACCAAGTATCGCATATGGTTGATCAAATTCCATTGGTTGATGCAATTGGGGTTGAAACTTATCAAAGACCATATTTGAAAGGGTATGGAACAGGTGGTTATACTGCAGAAGGTGCAGCACCAACAACGGTTGAACCTTCATGGGGCTACGCAGAAATGAAAAAAGCAAAAATTACTGCATACACCGAAGTTCCTGAAGAGTTCGAAAAAATGGCGCCAAAAATGTATCTTGACATGATTAAGAGAAATCTATCAATCTCGATCAAGAGAAAATTGGCACATGAAATAATTTTCGGAACCGGTGCTACAAATTCATTAAGCGGTATCTTAACACCAGCAGCGTCAGCAATCTCAGTAGCATCAGACATTGAAATGGCAGCGATTGCAAGCACTACCCTTAACGAAATTGTGTTCTCATACGGTGGAGACGAAGATGTTACAGAAGCTACATTGTATTTGAACAAAAAAGACTTGAAGTTGCTTTCAAGATTAAATGACTCAGATGGAAGACCATTGCACAAAATCGATTACAAAGCAAAAACTATCGATGGAATTCCATACGAAATCAATTCAAACATCACTGACTCAGCATCAGCTGCGGCAAGTGGTTACTTCATGTTCTATGGAGCTATCTCAAATTATGAGTTAGCAATGTTCAGTCAACTTGAAGTCAAAAAGTCTGAAGACTATAAATTCAAAGAAGGCGTAATAGCCTATAAAGCAACAGGTATTTTCGGTGGAAATGTTGTAGCATACAACGGATTCGTAAGAGTCAAGAAACCTGCAGCATAAGAATTAGCAAATTATTAAAAATATAGGAGGCAAGTATCATGGGCGAAATATTAACAGAATCTGAAGTAAGGGAAGCAATGCAAGTTGACTTTGATTATAACCATGATGAAGTATCACGCTATCAAAAGCTTGCCTCTTCTTATATTAAAAATAAGACTGGTTATGATTTTGGCACAGTAGTCGAGGGCGCTGAAGTGCACCCTTTAGCTAAACAATGCGCAATGATTTACATTAAAAGTCAGTTTTTTGATCATAAATATGATGAAAAATACAATTATTCAATTGGATTAGAAAGTATGATATTCGATCTACAAATAATTGGTAAAGAACTAGGTGTTTAATATGGGCGAACGCAGATATCAAAAAAAAGAGTTCATTCGTATTTTTCGAGAAATCAAAGATTCAGATGGACTAATTAAGCAATATATTCATCCATCAAATCAACAACTTCGAGCTTATGTACGTTCTTTAAGTTCTAAAGAACAAGCTACTCTGGGTGGATTACAAGATTACTTACTCGTTGAATTTGTAATTAACTACCGAGCTATCAAAGTTGATATGTTTGTAGAATTTAATGGCGAAGTATTTAATATTGACTCGATAGATCCTTATGATTTCAAAAAAATTGAAGTCAAATTTATTGGAGTTAAAACAGATTCAAAAGAGTACAAAGAAATTAGGTGGTCATGATGAATGTAATTGAAGCTATGGAGCATATTAAGAACATCATTTCGAGTATATTGGTAGAATCTGGATTTGTATCCGGGGATGGATTGACTGAAGATCAAATCAAATCTGAAAAAAAACCGATATTTTACATGATGAATGTACCAACATCAGTTGGCTCATCTAAAACAATGTATATTGTGTGGGATTTTGGACCAATTGATAACATCTATGGTGATGGTCATGCTATTCAATTCTCATATAATGCTAACATTACTTTTTTTTCAAATAATCCTGGGCTTTTTGAACAATTAAAGCAACTAGCATCCGGTTTTGAGATTAATGATAATGATATCAAACTTCAAAGGGGATTTTACGATACAACATTTCAAAGATATGTATTCGAATTTAGTGTATCACAAGTAGTTTACATCCCAGGAGAATAATCATGCAAGGATATGGTAAGAATGCGCATTTTGATTTTGAAGCTGAGATGAGAAAAGTAATGAATCAAATAACTGATAAAACTTTTAATGCAACACAAGCCGCTCTGAAAGATACAGGGGAAGAAACATCAAAGATTATGGCAGCCAATACTGTATCGATAGCAGGTAACGGACAGTTTCAACGTTCATGGACTCAAAAAAATTACAAAAATGCTGTTTATGTATACAACTCAAGAGGTACTAAAGGAACCGATAAAGGTATTCCAATATCAAATCTAGCAGAGTATAGCGCTAGAGGACCAAAACCATTTGTAGCTAGAACATTTAGTGCAAATAAATCAAGAATATTCAGCTTCTTTATTCGAAAAATGGAGCAGAATATCGCAAAACAACAAAATCTATAGGAGGAAATCAATATGTCAAAAGAAAGAATCGTCGAATATAACGTTAAAAATGTTAAATACGCTGTTAAAGATGCATTAGGCGAATATGGTGCACCGATTGATTTAGCGTATGCAAGCCAAATTTCACTCGAACCAGATTACAGTGAAGAAGTAGTCTATGGAGACGGACAGAAATTGTTTGTGATTCCAAATGATAAAGGCTTAACTGGAAAGCTGATTGTGTTAAATCGAGACAAAGATTATGAGATTGCATGTGGAAGACAACTTGAAATATCTGAAGGCTTAGCCGAAGTTGAACAACATGATGCAATTGAGCATGCGATCTACTTTGAAGTAGAAAGAAACCAAAACGGGGTTAAAACAACTAAAAAAGTATGGTTGCTAGAAGTTACAACTGGAAGACCATCAGAGTCATTCGAACAAGTGACAGATAATCCAAACATGTCGCCTGTGGAATATTCATTGACAGTTTTTGGCACAAACTTAAGAAATAACTTAGGCACAGCTGATTACACTGACACAAATGGAAATACTAAAAGAGTAACAAGAATCAGCGTGATTCCAACAGATGCAAATTACGCTACTTTCGGTAACACAGTACCAACACCAACATCAGCAACATAAGATAAGATCATAGGAGGGTTAATATGATAGTTACAGTACCAACAATTAACAGATCAACAGAGTCATTATGGTTGGAGTCTGATAAAAAGTATTATGATTTGCAAGAAAATTACAATAAACAAGAAGTTACAGAGTTTAATACTCCAGAAGAATACCAAGAGATACATCCAACTGGAGAAGGCTTTGCGCTAGCAATTAAAAAAAGTGATGATGTAAAATATTTCAAACATAAAATCAAGGTCAACAAAGAATATGGGAAGATGAATCTAGAGATAGATACATCGTTCAAAGCAAACGTTAAGTTTGATAAGTATTTTGCAGAAACTTTGAATTGTTCTCTTAATGAATATGTTGAAAGAATTCAAAAATACACCAAGAAAGATAACACTGCTAAAGCGCATTTTCTTAGTTTATTGAAATTCTTATACTGTTATGTGAATTCAGATAAACTACCAACATTCGATGATTTTACAGGAATGTTTGACGTCGAACTTGCAGATCAAATCATTTCAATCATTGGTACAGTTCTTAAAGAAGTAGGAACTACTATATCAAAAAACTAGAAGAGCGGGCTGAGTATCTTAGACAATTGCAAAAAAAGCTACCTGAAGGTAGTAAAAATAAGAATGTCAGCCCGCCTTCTGATTTATTAATGATATTGAAGCGGTGCCAAGAGTTCAATATATCTTATCACTTAATGTGTGAACTTAACTTTAAGGATCTACAGGCATTAGTAATTGAATATTGGATTGATCAAATAAAAGATTACTTTAAAAGAAAACAAGAAGAGCAAAATGCTAGAAGAGGTATTTCGGTAAGAAAAGCCTCAAATGAAGATATAGATAACTTGTAGAAAGGGTGGTGATTATTGTGAGTCTAGGGTTTACGGTAGATATTAGTGCTGATTCGTCTAAGTTTCAAAAAGAACTTAAAAAGATAGATAAAGAGATTAATACAACGGGAAGAGAAGTTAAAGATTTAACAAAAGCTTTAGCAATCGAATGGGATAGTAAAAGATTTGTTGCAGCTCAGAAAAAAGCCCAGGAAGTTTTAAAACAAACCGAATCTAAAGCCGATGTGTTAAGACAAAGACTAAAACATCTAGATGAAGCAGACACAAGCAAATCATCAGCTGAGTATCGCAAATTAGAATCACAACTTACTCAAGTTGAAGCTAAAGCTGTAGAAATAAAAGCTGAATTGCAGAAGATTAATCAGATGAAGTTTGATCACCTATCTGGTCAAATAAAGAACATCGGTGATGGTTTTACCAAAGCTGGTCAAGCTATGACTCCTGTATCGGCCGCGGCCGCAGGAATCATTGCGGGATTTACAAAGATAGCTTTATCTGCAATAAATGCTGGGGATGAAATAGGTACAACCGCTCAGCAGCTGAATCTATCTACGGATCAGCTGCAGAGATGGTTATATATTGCAGAGCAAACGGATGTAGATTCATCCCAATTTGTCAATGCTGTTGGAAAAATGCAAAGCGCTTTAGCCCACTTGGCTGCCGGTGAAGAAGATATAACAGCCACCGCACTAAAAGAATTAGGATTAACATCAGAAGAAGCTGCATTAGGTATGGAGGCAAATTTTGAACAAATAGTAAACTCATTAGCCGATGTAGAAGATGCGACTTTACAAGCGTATTATGCAAACGAATTATTTGGCACGAGAATGGGCGCGAAACTTATTCCGCTATTGAATGATGGGGGAAATGGTTTAGCTGCATTAGCGTCGGAATTTGAAAGTCTAGGATATCTTACGGAAGAACAAGTAACATCTTTAGATGCATTTGATGATCTTTTGGATAAATTAAAATATCAATTTAATTTAGTGAAAAATCAGATTGGAATAGCTTTATTACCGGTCATGCAAAATATGGCTGATTATGTTCAAGAGAAAATTATACCTGCAGTCCAATCTTTAAAAGATAAATTATCTTCTTTTAGCGAAGAACAATTACAAAATGGTTTAAAAATATTAGCGTTAGTTGCAGCTATGGCCCCAGTATTGTTAATTATAGGAAAATTAACATCAGGAGTTGGCGGATTAATAGCAATGATACCAAAGATTGCAGCTGCTCTAAATGTGTTAGCTGCACATCCAATAATAGCGATAATAGGAGTCATTATTGGATTAATGATCTATTTATACAATACCAATGAACAGTTTAAAAATAGCATCAATGACTTAGCATCAGCATTATCAAGCGCTCTGATGCCAGTTATTAATATGGTCATGAGTTTATTCAAACAGTTATTAGCAATTATTATGCCAATTATCAACGCTTTAGGTAATCAATTAGCTTTATCATTACAATTAGTGGTTAAGCTAATCACACCTTTAATAAAGCTATTACAAGCAATAGTGCTACCAATATTAAATGTAGTGTTTAAAGTATTAGAGATGCTGATATCAGTCATTATGGGTCCACTTACAGCAGCTATCGATTGGCTTTCAAAATTATGGACAAAAGGTTTTGAAATTATTCAAAAAGGTATTGATGCAGTTTTAGGATGGATTGAATCAACCATCAATAACGCAATTGATTTTATTAACAAGATTATACGAGAAATTAATAAACTTGGAGACATTCTAGGATTTACAATCAGCGAACTCGATAATATAGCTTTAGAGGCTGAAATACTTCAAAATGTAACTACAACAACAACTCCTGCAGCTGAACAGAAAACAAAGACAACTGATATGTTAGTTGATACAGCGAACTCTGATTCAATCACAGAAATGATCAATAATTTAAATATTGATACATCACCTCAAACCGTAGTTAACAATGATAATTCCACGAAAGATATTACTATCGAAGTGATTGTGCAAAATTATGGTCAAGAAATAGATACCGATGCTCTAGTTGAAGAAATTAATCTAAAACTAGCAGCTCAAATGTAAGGAGGAATTCATGAGAAAACTTAATGTTTTAGATACTAATTATAACAACAGTGGACTGCATGCAAGAATTCTAGCTTTAAATAATATGACTCTTTTAGAGTTTTTTGAAAACGAAAATTTAGTGAATGATCAAAATAAAGTTAGAGTATTCAATCAAGCAATTGAAACTGTGGATGAGTCAGTTTTGATTGGCTCTGCTGTATCTTTAATTACAGGGCATAAATACTTCTCTGCTTTTGATCTTTTATTTAAAATACTACCAGGAGACACTCCTGATAGTTATAGACTATGGGTTGATAGCGAAGGAGTTACTGATACTATAGTTCATACATTTAAAGATAACCAAAATGAAATATTTATGAATGTTAAGGCGGCAACATCAACAAGAACCGGAGATTTATACTTGAATTTATTTGGTTTAACAATAGGACAAACTATGAGCCTAGAAACAAGTCTTTATTATGTAATTGATATGGATGGATTTGATCTAACTGATGAGGATGTATATTACTATTATAGAATGTACAGATACTTAAAAAATAACATAGTTTTTGATGGCTTTACTTACATGCCTAAAGGTCAATCTAAGTATAATATTGCTTATGTGAATAAGACTATTGATGATCCGATTGCTGAACTTAATGGCCATACATTAAGAGAAGTGTTTGAAGATGCAAACGAGGCTGATTTAGCAACAATAGCTGGTATAACTAATGGTTTGTATCAGAGCACTTATGATTCAAAAACTAAAATTAGAAAGCTAATAAGTAATGGATCTTATATAAACCCTTATTGCACAATTCAAAATCAACCACTATTAAATGGAGTTAAGTATTTTATAGCCGACTCATTTAAAACAGACAAAATAATTTCAAATCACAATATATTTTACATAGGAAATTACTCTATTTATTTAAATCCACCTCAAAATACATGGTTAGTTCATTCGGATCACAAACTAACAAACCACACTAATCACATACTATATTGGAATGAAATGTTAGGCGTAGCCGCAGCCTTAGAAATTAGAGACTACGTTGCGATCAATACCGTAGCGTTAGGTATAGATGAACTAACAAAATCTCAATTAGAATATTATTATGAATTATGGTTAGCACGCAAGAACATCACAAAGAAAGTGTTGACTTATGCTGATATGTTTGAGTTATATAATATTTATGACTATTCAACCGAAGAATTTAATCAATCGGTGATAGATGAAATCTTTGATGAAAATATAACACAAGCAATACTTGATGAAAATTTAGTGATGTATAATCTTATAAAAAATATTGTTATCTATCCTAAAATCTACGTACCAACAGAACCAATAGGACTAGGCAATAGATTTAAACTATTATCTGTAGATGATAATATATATGGCCACGAGTTAGACTTCGAAGATATCTCATTTAAGATGTACTTTGGTGTTAACTATGGCGCTTATAAAGGCTATAACGATTTGATGAATATGTTGAAAAGCAACAAAGCTGTCATTGAATATGATTGGGGTATTGGATCCAGATACGGAGATGTCAGGCTGCTAAGCGCTCCTAAGACAGAAAAGGAAACATCACTATTAATTATCAGTAAATTCACATTCAAGTTACTGAATCCATTCTATGAATTGATTGAATTAGCTACCGCTCAGGAAATGACAAATGAATTAGATCTAGATTCACCAATCAAGATGGATCTGGCAGTATCAAGCACTACCGTATCAATCAAGCTGCTTGATGATGCATTAGCCACAGTAAAAGAAATAAGCTTTGATTTCACGGGCATTTCAACACCATTCACATTAACAATAGATCCGGAAACAAAGAAAATCCTTATTGATGGTATCACAGATGCATATGACTACATTGATCATATGAAAGAGTCATTCATTTATCTTCCAGGCGATAGTGAAACATATACGTTGAGCATCACCGGAGCGGCAGTAAATAAAATTACGTATAAGAAATGGGTGATAGCATGATGATAAAGAGATTATTGCTAACATTATTAATTATCACTATATTAACCATAGGAGGTGGTTGTTCCATGAACTCAGAAGATAAGTATATAGCAGTCTATGGCCGTGACGGTTCTCATATTTCAAATATAGAATTATCAAAGTGGAATATCACCAAAAAGGTATTTGATCTTGATGTAAGTAATTTTGAAGGATCATGTGATGAAGATATCACTTCTGGATTAATATTTGTAATGAATGATAAGTATGGTAACAAAGAATACTCTGGTTTTATGAAAGGTATTGTTCAAGATAAGAAGACTGGACATGTGACATTTAAAGGCGAAGACTTACGATCTATTTGGGATACACAAGTATTATTAGATTTTACACCATTTAATAATCGACGGAATTACACACTAGAAAACATGTTTAAATTTGTAAGAGATGCTATTCTTGATCAAGCTAGTTCAATAATTACAATTAATATAATAGTGCCATCAGATAGCACATCAACACAAGCTGTTGGTAGATTTGATGGAACTTATACTTTTACAAATGCCCAGGAATTTTTAAAAACATACTTAGCTTATTTTAATTATTATTTAACAGCTGATTTTGATATCGATAATCAGAAGATTGACTTTGAATTTGTTAAAGCAACTACTACCAGAACTGTTAGGTTAGATGATTTCATATTTACTCAAACAACGAGTGAGATAAAGACCAACCATACTGTCGCTAGAATTAAGTCTGATATTAATTTGCAGCCAGTTAAAACCTGGGTATATTGTTCAAAATCTTATTATGATTCATTAGATCAATCTATGAAATTATCTGAATTAGAAGTTCAAACTGCAAGCCAAATTCCACTAGATCCAGAAACACTCCCAGATGGTTTTGGATTCAGAGGTTCAAATCAGGTACCTGAAGATACTTATTATTATTGGAAGGTCGCAAAAGTAGAACACGTTTGGCAACTGTTTCATCCAATATATGCTGATCCAAGCGGTCAAGATTATTGGAATTCTTATGATTCAACACAAAGATTAAGTGAAAATTATTCATCAACACCATACGTTGGTAACCCTGAATTAGATCCAAATAATTATGAGTTAGGTGTACCATTAAAGATTACTTATCCTTATTACACTGAGTACTACAAAGTTATATTAAATACCCAGGAATTATCAGACACCATTCAACAAACACGCTATTATTTAGGTCTTGATAATGAGATATACATAAATTCAATCCTTGAAAACAATCAAATTTACCCGGTAAAAACAAAATATTATGAGGATGAATATTTTGCTAAAGCACAATTCAATGCAATATGGGAACTGGTTAATTCAAGATATAATGAGAATGTAATTATTGATGAAGTAAACGCACCAGTTGATATTAAAACATACAACCTATTTGATATGATTACTGTTTATGACTCTAATGGAGATTTAAGAGAATTACCAGTAAGTGAAATTAAATGGACCAATAAATCGTATACTGTAAAATTAGGTTTTAAAAAAGAAAAGTTTACAGACCTCGTTAAAGAAGTAACGGGTACAAAATCATCAGGAGCTATCTCAATCAAAAGCCCATTTAAATTAATCAAGGATATTGGCAGATTAGGCAATCTGAGTGATATCCAATGAAAATAATCAAAGTTATTTGTAAAGCCACCGGTACTGCAATTGTCACTACAAATGAAGTCCATAGTGACAACGAAAATAAAGCTTCAAAGATTGTTATTGATTTTTTCGAACTTGCTGAAGCTTATCCTGATTGGAATAAATGGGTAGATATTATTATAGATGGTGATGATAATATCTACAGCATGAGATATGATCTTGGTACCGATATTGTCGTTGAAAAAGAACTTGAATATGAGAATACAATTGCGGGTCAAATGACAATTACTCCTTTCTTATATGATGGTATAACAAAGGTAAAATTCAAAATTAACAGAAAAATAGATATTGTGAAGAATTTAGAGGCGGGGAACTTAGCTGCACTACAAAGAGATGACTATATATTCTCCCTGGCCGCTTTTCAAGAACAATTTATGTTCTATACCGAAGCAGAATTTGAATCGGTTGTGAGAGAAGTTGGAAAGCTCTACGGGGTATATAATGAGTCAACAGGGATCATCACCTGGCATTATGGAATTATTGGTCTGTGATATGCGTAAAAAAGAAATCATGGATATTCTTGTTAATAGCAATTATATATGCAGTTTTATTAATAGTAATGGAGGTTCTTTTTAATGGATGACAAAAAAGAAAAAGAAATTGAAGAAGTGATTGAAAAAAAGGTCACATTACCAAATAAGATATTTCATAAAAATACAGCTGAGGATCTTCCAAAAGAAGAAATATCTAAAACAGAACTTATTGTAAAAGAACTTCATGATCAAGGTTTAATCGAGTTTGTTGAAGAAAACGTTGAAGTTCAATCTCGTATAATGAAACAGGTCGATAGAAGCATTAACATGGAGTTATCTAAGATTGATAGTCGAGGGAAAAAAGAGTCTCAGGATGCTGCATATGATGCAAACAAAGAGGCGTGCAAATATTACGGCGTTTCTGACTCGGTTGAAGAGTGGAAAATAAATATAATGAAGTGCGGATCAGCATTCTGGTTTGTTGTATGGTTCATTATATCATCAGTATCATTTACACCAATTGCAATAGTTGCAGATAAAATTAATAACTTCATTAAATGGTATTGGATATCATTAGCGATAACTATTGTAATATTCGCTTTTGTAGTGATTGGATTACCATTATTATTTAAATATAATATTATATAGGAGGAAAGAAAAGTGATTGTAAGAAAAGATTTAGAGGATTACAAAAACAAAAGACTTCAAGAAATTAAAAATCTTGAAGAAAAACGGGATCAAGAACTAGCAGAAACAATGGACCGCTTCAATCGTCAAATTGATACGGTCAAAGGAAAAATTAGTGTTGTTGATGAATTGATTACGGAGCATACTGATGAACTCCAAGAAAGTCCAGGTGAACTTGTATGACAAAGAAAGTAAATTGGCTACAAATCATCGTTGTATTCTTGGTAATCATCATAATTTTAATGGCAATGTATTTGCTTGGTTTCACATTCAAGGACATCAAAGAACAATTGGATTGGTTCTTAGGAGCAATTTCATTGCTAGCGGCTTTAGTTGGTATGTTTGCCAAAATGACGGGATCAATAAAAGCAGCACGCTTTGAAAAAGCGCTTAATCAAGTAAGTGAGTTTGCTCGGGATGGAGTTGAAACAGCTGAAGAGTTTACAAACTATAGTGGTTCAGAAAAGAAACAATTTGCATTGACAAAAATTAATCAATTATGTATTGAAAATAGTATTAATTTCGATATTGAACAAGCATCTAATATGATTGAGCAATATGTACAGCTTTCTAAAAAAGTCAATGCTAGACATAAGGCAGAGGAATCTGTCGGAGAGGAGATAGTTTTAGAATGAAAGTAATCGTAGGCCAAATCGCTAGCGTTACAGATCTAGCTAAGTTAAAAGAACAAGCAAAGGACAAACCTTATCTTGGATTCACGAAATCAGGTCAAATCTATGTTCTTGAAAATGGATTACACAGAATATTGCAACCACAAGAAGCAATCGTAAAAACTGGTATTGATTCAGAATTGCTAAAAAAATTTATTGCATCTGGTGGAATTATAGAAGTTGAACCTGAAATGCCGGAAGAACAAGAATCAATTCAAGATGAAGCACAAGAAGTAATCGAAGAAATCGTTACTGAAAAGCTAGTTGAACAAGAATCGGTTGATAATCAAGAACAAGAAGATGAACCTGAACTCAATGTCTCAAGAAAAGTTTTAAAAAGAATTTCAAAACTTGAAGATTTATTAGTCAGAGCAGTTGAAGAAGTTACTAATCTTAAAAACGAAATCACTCAATAATCAAAAAGCGCTATGAATTTAGCGCTTTTTTTTATATAATTATTATGGGTGATATAATGTTAAATAATGAGCAATATAAGACATTAAAGAAAATAATAAAACAAATTAAAGCCAAATATCCGGATGTATCTATAATATCTAACTGGTCAATAGCGCAGTTCAATCTAAACAATAACGAAATTAAATCTCTAAAAACGATTAATTTCACTCCTGTTGATTCTGTACTGAATAAATTCAAGTGGGCTTTTGGTGGTGATTTAATCAACATAGATCCAAATATTATTGCCGCAATGAATGAGTATAAGGAAAAACACGGATTAAGTGCAAAAGCAATTATCATTATATCCGTATTAGGAACTATAGTTACTATAGGTTTGGGCTTGCTTGCATTTTACACTTTTTTTAGATAAAAGTATGTTTTTAGATTTTATTAATGGTCAAAATAAGGGTCAACCGATGAGAGTGTACTACTAAGATGGCTATATATAGTCCTTATTCTGATGACTACTCACATGCCTTTCACGCATGCATTCACGGGTTCGAATCCCGTACAGGTCACCAGTATTAAAGCCTAAACTTGGCGAATTCCGCTGAGTTTTTTTTATGATTTTTTGCACTAATTTTTGACCCTTAATTTATCAAAAATCCACCGTGTTAAGGGCCAAAATAAGGGTCAAATTGAGAGTTTGCTTATCGTTATTTCTTTATAAATTTGTTAAAGATTTCGGCTTGTTTAAACGAAAGGTCATCCTGGACTCTTGTGTATGTATCCATTGTCATGAGTATTGATTCATGACCCATCCATTTTTGAGTAACTTTTTGATCTACGCCTGCAGCTTTACATCTGGATGCAAAATATCTTCTAAGACCATGCGGTGATAATCCATCTAAACCGCATTTTTTTGCATGGTATTTAACAGAATTAGTAGCGTTCTCAGATTTAATCATGTGAAAGATTACATCTTTTGATTGATACTTATTTATGTATTCCTTGATAATATCAGCTACAACATCGAATAATGGAATCACACGGTTCGAAGCGTATGTTTTTGTAGATGCAATTTCTTTTGAATATCGATTATAAGATTTGTTAATTGTGATCGTCTTATTATCAAAATCAATGTCATTTAAAGTAACAGCACAAGCTTCACCAATTCTCATTCCGGTCAAAGATATGAATTCACATAGATACATTAACTCCGACCTTGTTTTATTCAAGTAATCCAAGAACAACTTAAGTTGATCGGGTTCCGGCACAAATCCTTTTTTCGTTCTGTGGTCATTAAAGAGAATTACTCCCTCCATGACATTCTCATATACAATTTTATTAACTCTCGCTTTATCGAATATATCTTTCATGTAAGTGTATAATTTCTTCCTGGTTACAGGATATTCGATATTATTAAAAATCTGTTGTAGATCCATTGTTGTAATCGTAGCGATTTTTCTTTTGCCGATCTTCTTTTTTATATATTTTTCATACTTGGAAGAAATGGCATACCGGCTTTGCTCTTTAATCTTTGGCTTATATGTTTTTAGCCATAAATCAAACCAAGCATCTAGGCTAATCTTTTTAGAATTTTCTAGTGTCTTGATAGCCCTGTTCCTATCAGTAATGGCCTGTTTTAATTTTGCTAAGCATTCTTTCTGAGTGTCAGCAAATATGCTTCTTTGCAAATGATTATAATAGTATCGGCCTTCCCATCTTCCATCTTTTCTTTTACGGATGGTTCCTTCCTTTGGCTTGATTATTTCTTCCTCCTCCCTTGATACAATAGCCATAGTAGTAACACTCTCATCGATTGATCCGTTTTCAATTTGCGATATAAATTCATCTGGGTCCATGTCATCGAGCAGTTCATAACAATTTTCCTCAACATTAAATTTAAAAGCCGCCTTCATCTCAGGATTGCCTAAGATGTCAGCGGCTTTTTTTCTTCCACGAAAGTAGCTTTTGATCTCGTCAAGCTCCTTCTCAATGTTAGTAATCAATTTTAGAAAATACTCAGTCATACTTCATCCTCTCGATCATTAGTTTTGAGGCGAACAAAATGAATACAACTTATTTAGATTTTATGATTTCATCAATCTTGTTCTTAATGATTTGTTCATTTTCCCCTGTAGTGAATTTTGTCTCTATAATAAAATCGATAGCTCCTCTCAATTCGATTAACTCGGTTTTTGAATAGCTTTGTAGCTTTTTGTAAATATCTCTAAGATTGAAATCTATAGTTTTATAAACTGTTGTTTCAGGATTATGCCATTCTCTTCCCAATAGATAATCTATAGAAATATTAAAATAATCAGCTAGAGTAACAGCTTGTTCATCGGATATTCGTTGATATCCATTTTCCATTTTTGAAATTGCAGCTTCGCTAATATGTAATACTTTGCTTAAATCTGCCTGAGTTTTATTATTTAATTTTCTAATTATTGTAAGGTTATTTTTCATACTCTATACCTCGAATTAATTATATCATTTTCCATAATAAAAAGTTAACTAATAAAAAAACTTATCAAAATAGAAAGAAAAGCATTGACTAAAAGTTAAGATGGCGATATAATGAAATCAATAATTCGAAAAAATTAATATTTTGGAGGGTACTATGAGTTTAAAATGGGAAAATATAAAAAGTAATATATCAAGAAATGCATCACCTGTAGGACTTATTTCTGCAGCACCAATTATTTCAAATCAAGAAGTAACAGGTGATGATAAAGATGAATGGAATAAATTCATTGATTGGTGTCAAAGAAAAAATTATAATCCAAAAAGTGGTAGTGCATTAAGAGAATATGTACAAATATCTAAAGAAAGGAATTACAAAAAATGACATTTAATACTAAAAAGATTTTAGAATTAATGGGTGGACAAAGAATGACACAAGAAACATTAGCTACAAAATTGAATGTATCAATTATTACTATAAGAAGTAAATTAAACAATAAAACTGAATTTAAAGCATCTGAGATAGTTAGGTTATCAGATATATTTAATGTAGAACCTAGTGTTTTTTTTACTCAGCAACTTTCGAATAAAGAAAGCAATGACTCCGTAAGATATTAAATTAACTAAAGGTTAATATATTTTATGGAGTTTTGATATTAAAGGAGGGCTTATGAATAAAAATGCGCTGATGGGGCGATTAGAGGCATTTAGGACAGATTTACGCTTCGATGAACTATCTAAAAAAACAATAAACAAATACATAGCAGATGCAAAAAGGTTCATCAATTTTGTAAAACATGATGATGATATTACTAAATATGACACTTTAGATTACAAAGATTTTATGATGACAATCTACAAACCAAAGACTGTTAACAGCTATATCATATCACTTGATAAGTTTTTAAAGTACTGTGATTTACAAGATTTAACATTAAAACAATTAAAACTCCAGGAAAAAGATTCTTTGGATAATGTTATCAATGATGCTGACTACAAGCGAATGAAACGATTTGCATTGCAGTTAGGCGATGAAGAACTGTATTGGATCATGAGAACAATTGTTAATACGGGTATAAGAATAAGTGAAAGAAGATGGATAACATTCGAATCCCTTTCAAATGACTTCTATATACCAATCAGATCCAAAGGAAAGAATAGGGCAATCATCTTCCCTCAAAAATTTAGAAGAGAATTGCTGAAGTACTGTAGAGACAATGACATAACCTCAGGACCAATTTTCACCTACACAGATATTCAAATTTGGAGGCGTCTACAAAAGATTGCCGGAGCCGCAAGAGTTAATCTGAATAAAGCTCATGCTCATAGCTTTAGACACTTCTTTGCTAAACGATTTGTAAATGCAAAGTATAGTGATAGACCTGACCCAAATGAATTATATGACTTATCAGATATCTTGGGGCACTCAAAAATGGAAACTACCAGGATATACGTTCGATCAACTAGAGAAGAAAAAAGAAAGAAAATAG